AACTCCAGGACTCCTATGATTGTTTGGTCGTTCAAATCGAACTCCCCTTTATAACGATTTATTATATTGCATAAGTCGTTGGTTAACAAGTCTGTCTGAGTATCTATGTCCATAATCTTAAATTTAAAGCTTTACAATTTCAAATATTTGTTATAATCCTATTTATAGGTTGTTGTGGATTTTCCATGACAAAGTTTAAAGAGGGAGATAGGAGAAGAACGAAGTATCGACTATCGATATTAAAGAAGAAGTTGTTAAAGATATTGTTAATAATATTCTAAGTTTAAACAAAGACATTGTCATAAACAATCTTTATCTAAAAACCTTTTTAAGGATAGGTGTGTCTAAAGACCAATAACATATATCTATAGGTACTTTATACTTATGTATTTAAACTAACTATCGGAGCACTATATATATTAATCACTAAAGATTTGTTAATAGAAGCTACGGAGTCTTTATCGAACAGAGTGAGTAAAGACGACTTCAAGACCAAAGCAAAGCTCTAGGACCTTTAAGACTTCTCTTATGGAATGAATCAGTAAACTTTGTTAACTCTTTATCTAGTAGTTCTTGTTTTCTAAAGTTAATGTTATTGTCTACATCTTGATTCATTTGTTCTACCCAGTAGTTAACAGCAATACTTAAAGCATCTAATCTATCATCGTGACTAAGACTACCTTTATCTTTTGTTATACGACTAAGTTGATAGAATAACATATACTTAGCTTGATGTTCTATAGGATATCCTTGAGCACTTTTATAGTCATGTTGAACAACAGAAGGATCAATAATAAGTTTATGTTGATTAAGTACAGGTTCCAGGACATCAATGATTCTAAGTTCTTTTTGTTTAGAGTGTCTAACTTCTTCAACGGAACAAGGGTAGGAAGTCATAAGTAAAGGTTTAAGAAGTTCCATGAACATACCATCACCAAAGTTAGACTCTATGATAATCTTGTTAACCTTGTTATTCTTGGCTATGTGTACTAATTGTTTAAGTGTTTGATCATCGTACCCACCTTTAAGACCACCAGCTTCAGGAACAAAGAGTTGACCGTTAAGCATCTTAACAACAGCAAATCCTGTTTCATCTTTTCCTCTACCACTAGGGTCAATAGAAAGAACAGAACCAGTGTACTCCACCATATCCCCAATAGTCTTAGAAGGTCTGTGGTATCTATCTCCACCTAGACCTACATTAGGAAGGTCTTTATTTTCGTTATCTGGATCACTGGACCATATAATCTTCTCAGGAGCTAAGTCGTTATCAATATCTGTTATAATAAGATCATTTATCTTTAAAGGGTATCGATCAGCGTCAGACAGCCTAGGATTAAGCATGAACTGTAAAGCATACCCTGTACGCCCATAAGACAGCTTACGCTCTTCTAGGTCCATATCTGAGAACCTGAGAGGCTCTGTGGAGTGTCCTACTGTCTCTTCTGATATCCTATCTGTTATAAAAGGAGCTATATCGTTATCGTAGTTCTTTAACACTAAATTTTCACTAGGATACTCAGAGGTCCATATACGAGCGTCATAGCCCCTCTCACGCAGTTTATTATAAATACTGTCCTCGCATTGGGGTGTACCTAGAAAGAGAATCCTAGAGGTGTCTAAGGGCTTTATAATAGCTTCAAACTCTTTTACTTGTTCATCTAGCTTATCTCTCATACCTTGGGTAGCAGAGTTGTTAGGAACTTCTATGTCGTCAGCAATGATGATGTCAGCACGAGAACCTGTTAGCTGGGAGGATATACCTAGTGACTTAACGGAGGGTGCGTGAGCAGCTGGAGCAGGTCCTACATCAAAAGCTATCTTAGAGAACCTTTGATCGTTCTTAGGTATTAGTCCTTGAAGAACAGGAATGTCGTGTATGATTTTCAAGGTAAAGGTGGAGAAGTCATCAGCACGGTTCTTAGAGGCAGATACAACAAGTATGTTTTTAGTAGGGTCTAGTAGTAGTTGATGAACAGCATAGGCAGAACATATCCAGGATTTACCTACACCACGGAACGCCATGATAACAGATCGTTTAGGACCGTGTTGCATGAAGTCAGCTATGTCGTACTGTAAAGCTGTAGGATCAGGTAGGTTCAAGTGTTTCCAAACTACATATAAGAAGTTACGGAAGTCCTTGAGTTGTTTAAGCTTTTCAATGCTCATGCTTCAACTCTCTCTCTTTCGGTGTTATAACTGTAATTACTTAATCTTTTCTTTAAGTTCAGGGTTCTCTTCAAAAGGTAACACTTCTCCTAGTAGATCATTAAGAGGAGTATCTTTACCACTCATAAGAATTACATCGTTATCTTTTAAATGTTGCCTGGCACAGTTAAGTAAAGCAGGGTTATACTCTTCAGTTGCTTGCATTAATTGAATACCTTTACTTAAAGTATCTGTTAGAAGGATATGTAAGTTACCTAGTTCTTCTCTTGTTTTCATAGTTGTTGAGGCTTATATTACCATTTACGACAAGACCAATACCCTGCCGATAACTTTGATTTCTTTTGATCGCACTTATGTCTAGCTCTAAAAGATTTTCTAGCTTTAGGATTGGACTTTCTAATCTTCATGTTAGCGTCCCCGAATCTTATGGTCTTTGTCTTAGTACCTTCTTTAGCACATACAACAAACTTTTTCTTACCGTGCCCAGGTTCTCCTTTGCGTATTCTTCTGGGTTTATTAATAGCTAAACCTTTACGCTTACATCCTGTAACTACTTTCTTCTTCTCAGCCATGCTGTTAATTTTTAAACCCACGCTTCATATTAGCGTATGACTGAGGTGATATAGTAGACTTCTTCTTGCTACGACTAATGCCTAGCTTTCTTCTTCTGTTTATATTTGCGTATAGTCCTTTTTTCATTTCTTCATTAACATCTCCATCATTCTATCTAGTTTACCGTTAATCTCTTTTACCGTAGTTTCAAGACCACTCATTCTATTCTCCACAGCAGTGTCTCGTTCTCTTTGGGTAGCAAGTTCTACTTCAATCCTTGTCAATCGTTCTTCATCTTTTTCCAAGCGATCAGTAAGCTTTTTAATCATCCAACCAATTACTCCAAGTATAACAGCTAGAGCAGTGTCGAGAAAGTGTGATATTGTTTCTGGCATTTGTTTAAAGAGCTGAGATGATAAAAGCTAGGAGTTGTTCGTATCGTACAGACATCTTAGTGTGTTTGGTAAAACCTTCTGTTTCTTCATCTTTAAAAAGCCACTCACCATTTTCATCTTGTTTAGACCACCAAGTATTTTCACCTAGTATAGCATATCGATAAGCATCTAAACCTTCAGCTTCAAAAGCAGCTTTTACATCCTGTGCAATAACACCTATATGAATACGAGCATCGTCACCTTTCTTAACAACAGCATCTTTAAGCCTAAACTTTTTCATTAAACCTTTTAAGGCAGTAGCAACTCTTAGTTCTGCTTCGCTTAGGTCTTCAATATCTTGTTTTAGATTACGATCAGAACCACTCCAAGCTCCTCCGTTAATATAACCGTTATCCCAAGTGTTACTAGCAGAACCTAAATCTACATTTGAATTAGGATTACTGTACATTGAGCCTGTGGGTTCTACACTAGCTTGAGCAGCAGAAGAACACGCTATGGTTATTCCAGCATTAGCACTGAAATCTCCGTCTGCAATATTTAATGTAACTCTTTCTCCATTTTCTTGGTATTGTAAGGACGCAGTGTTATTTCCTTGTGAAATTTTTATCCTACCACCAAGACCACTAGCGTGTTCGTTTTCTAATTGTAAATCTACATAAGCACTTGTTTGGTTACCTTTAGCGTATATAGTATCCTTTCCACTACCTCCATCCACAGTTAATTGATAAGAAGAATCCGCTAATGCTCCTGTTCCTATGTTGTTGTTAGTATCGTTAACATTAAAAGTGGTATCTGCACTGTCTATCATTGTAGACTCCACAGCGTTAGCTGCTATCGTAAGTGAAGTAGAACCTGTAACATCACCAGTATGGGTAGCGTTAGTGACTTTAGCAGTGTTAGCAGTTACAGCTGTGTTGTTCGCTACCTCTGTGTCAAAGTCTGAAATGGTTGCTGCGGTCTGTGTACCTGTGTGATTAGCTCTGTTCTTTAAGTTAGCGTCTGTGTCGTTGACCGTTGCACCTGCTGCAATACCTGCAAGCTTCGTTTGTTCTGCATCGTCAAATTCATTAGTGTTAGGGTTGCTTTCATATAAGGTTTTAACATCCGCAGCTGTAGGAGAAGCACTACCATTAGCGGCAGCTGTAATCCTTCCTTGTGCATCTACTGTAAGATTAGTCGCAGTATAAGAACCTGGAGTAACAGCAGTGTTGGCAAGCTTATCAGCAGTTATAGCATCATCAGCAATGTTAACTGTATTAATAGGACCACCTGCAACACCTGTCGCTAGAGTAGTAGCTATCTGAGCGTCTACATAAGTCTTGTTCGTAGCGTGACTACCACTAGCAGGGGCAATTAAACCTGTAACTTTATCAACATTTTGAATATCATTTGTCTGCATATCCAAGTTACCTGACATAGAATCTCCACTCTTGTTAACTTGTAAAGCATCTTGTTGGTCTACATAACCTTTACGAGCAGAGTGATCGCTACTAATAGGAGCACCTAGACCACTGACCATGTTACCTCCCATAGCCAAGTCACCTGTCATATTGTCACCAGCTTTAGTAACTTGTAGTGCGTCTTGTCCGTCTACATAAGTCTTATTAGTAAGATCATTACCAGTACTAGGAACAGCAGAGGAAGTGACTTTATTAGCTCCCATGTCCAAGTTACCAGTCATCGTATCACCAGCAACATCAACAAAAGTAGTATCTGCGTAGTTCTTAGTTACAGCATCTTGAGGGTTTGTAGGATCAGCAAGATTCTTAATCTTAGCT